GTGCAGCAGCACGCCCTTGTTCAAAATATGCTTTTCGAACAGCCTCCCCTGGACCCGGCGGGAGCGGGCGAGGGCCACCGGGACATCAGCGACCGGCGCGAAGGTGTCATCGCCAGGGGCCGGCACGATGTAGCGCAGGTCATCGAACATGCCCCTGTTATCGGACTACGGGGTTTTGCGCCGATAGCTGTAAGCGGGGTTCATCTCCATGATGCCGTCGGCGGCCTCGCGCAGCAGGTCTTCAGCCAGCGCCGGGTCAGTGGCTGCCACCCGTGCGGCCGTGCGCACCTTCGCCGCCGCATCGCCCAGCCCGGCAGCCTCCAGGCGGTCGGCGATCTCAGCCGAGGCCTCCGACACGTCAGGCACCTTAGCGGTCATGCTTCCTCTTGACTTGAGTCTAGACGGTAGTGCAAGATGGGTTCTGCTGCAGCAGACTGTGCATATTTCTACGGCAGGAGAACGGCACATGTCAGACAAGGGAAACAACAGCGGAGTCAGCGGAAACAGCTTCGCCAACGGATGGGGAGGCAAGCCTCCCGAGGTAGCGGCCAGCGAAGTCACCTTCTGGGACCTCATCAACCAGGACCCGCACGTCTTCGCCTCGTAACCCGTCAGCGTCAGGGGCCGCGGCCCCGTCAGCGTCAGCAGTCTCCGGGCCAGCGTCGGCCTGGGGGCTGTTCTCGTCTTCCGGCGCGGGCTCCTTGCGCACCGCCCACTCCCCGTCGTCACGGGTTGTCCACTCGCTCACGTGCGGCTAATCGGGCTGGTACTCCACCAGGCCGGGCACGTCGCCGAGCACCGAGGCAGCCTGCTCAAGCTCTTGCTCGGTTCCGGAGACCGTCAGCCCGCCGTCGGTCATCGAGTGGATGTCAAGGGGGCCGAAGACGTACCGCACCCGGTGCTCCCGGGCGTACTCGAACAGGGCGATGACCCCCAGGGCGTAGGAGACGTTGCTGTCCGCGAACCACTGACGCGTTTTGTCAGCCACCACCCTCAGCCAGTCTCTTCAGCAGTTGGTCAAGCTCGTGGACAGCTGCCTGCAGGAACGCGCGGTCAGCCTGGTACTCATCTTCAGGCATGTCCCTTACGTCATCCGCGGAGACGAACCCGGCTGGTGCCTGCCCCTCGTCTGGAGGCACGGCAGCAGTATCGCCAGTACGTACGATTTCAAGTTCACACCTGCAGAAAGGATGAAGTAGCGGTCCCTGAAGTCTACCGTGGTACGGGCGCGGGGGCTGCGTCAGGACGACCTTGCGGCCAGCCGGGAGCCCGTACTTCCGCTCACCCGCCAGAGTGGCCACGTGGCGCGCTTGCGACTGCGGCATGGCGACCGGACCGCCCAGGTAGGGGGCGAACGACTCGCGCAGGCCAATCGTCACCCCGTTCAGCCTCCGGCACCAGTAGCAGCACGTCGGGCTCTCGGTGTGCGCCCGCCACCGCTTGCGCAGCTTCTCCCCCTGCGCTGCGCGCCTGGTCGCGTCAGCCAGGACCGCGGCGGCGGCCCCGGCGCCCTCGGCCATGTGCACGGCCATCCGGGCGCGCAGCGCGGCCTGGCGGCCCCATTTCAGCAGGGCGTCCCGCACGGCGCCGGCGCGCTCCTCGGCCGCGCGCTGGCTGGGGTGCTCGCCAGGGATGAACCGGCGCGAGGGTACCGAGGCGTGCGCGTGCCGGACCAGGCCGCGCAAGTGGGCTAGATCGCCGAAGATCCGGCCGATGTCGTCCAGCAGGTGACCCAGCGTCTCGTCATCGCCGGTCACGTCCCCTGCGGAGTACCACGCCTGGCGGACTACATCCTCGGCAGCGGCCCGCGCCTCGTCCAGTGCCTCCCGCAGCACCGCGTCGGTGTCCGGCCGGCGCAGCAGCGCGTCCGCGGTGCCCTCGGGATTGTTGCGGGTGACCAGCGCGAGGTAGCCGGCCGCCTCGGCAGCCGACTGGCGGACAGCGGCGGCCAGCTCCTGTCCGGGCGCGGCCACGCTACTCCGGGTTCAGCTCACCGCGAAACGACGTGCGCCGGGCCTCGTCGGTGGAGACCTCGCACACCCGGTAAGGATCTTCACCTGGGCCGTGATTTGGCTTGTACGGCCTGGTCACGTTGGCGCTGCCAGGATGGTCGGCGACCGCGAAGTCCTCCATCCGCTCGTGCGTGTCCACGTCGGCCAGCCTGTCGAACAGCCACCTCTGCCACGAGGCGAGGTTGTAAGTGGCGGGCGGCACCGGGAAGTAGTGGTTGACCACCATCATCTGCTCGGTGTGGTAGGTGTTGGGCCCGCACCGCTGCACCACCAGCGTCAGGCCGCGGGACTCGCCCGTGTGGCGGCCCGGCTTGTCGCGCTGGCAGTCATCTTCAAGCCACACGCTCCAGCCGAGGTGCTCGCGGTAACTCAGGCACTGGACCAGGCGGGCCAGCTCGTCAGGGTACGGGGCGACCTGCCTCATTACACGTCCCTCGTAATGAGGATTCGGTTCCATCATCTGCCGGGCATCGTTCACTGCCCGGCAATCGGCCGCCCTGGCCGCGGCGGCTGGCCCGGCTTGCCAGGCTGCGCGGGCGGCGGATTGGGCGTCAGGTGCGCGTAGGCGAGCCCGGAGATGGTGTCGCCCGGCCGGACTGCCAGGGCCTGGCCGAGCTGCGGGAAGACGGCGGCGGCCCCCGTGGGCGCGGTCTTCGGCAGCAGCGCCGGGTCAGGGGCAGCCGGCTGGCCGGGGGCTCCCATGCCGGCCGCCAGCTCGACAGCGCGCCCGGCGGCGATCTCCTCGACAAGATCGCGGGCGAGCGCCGCCATGGCGTCGTGTGCGCTCACGATCCGCCCAGCCCGTTCCCCTTGGTGCTCTGGCCGACCGCGCTCCCGCCAGAGGACGTGCCGGTGGCCGAGGCCTGCGAGCCGACCGGGACCTTGATGTGCACCACCGGCTGCTGGGCGGACCCGCCCTGACTTGCCTGGGCAGGGTTCTGCGCCTGCTGCTGGGCAGCCTGCGCCTGCTTCTTCTGCTGGTCGAGCAGCTGCTTCTGCAGCTACTCACGGTCGGCCTTGATCTTGTCGTAGTCGATGTCGAACCCGAAGTCGGTGGCCTCCCGCTGCTCCAGCTCCAGCATGAACTCCGGCGTCACGTTCGCCTGCTGCCCGGCAGTGGCCAGCTTGATGAACGTGTCCTTGATCGCGCTCTTCGCCTCCTCGGTCAGCGGGCCCCACTTGAACTGCGGGTACAGGCCGGAGCCGAAGTTCCAGTCGACGAACCGCGGGAAGATGTGGTCGGTGATAACCCGCGCCATTTCCTCAAGGATGCCATCCAGCATGAGGAAAAAAGTCACGTCATCTTGTTTCCCGAAGTCGACCAGTGTGCTATCCCCCTGGCCGCCGCCCTGCTCGTTGTCGAACCACTGAGCGAGAACGCTCTTTGACATCTGCGAGTTGTGGTGGTTGATCAATCCCAGGAAGTCGAACCGGGCCGCGGCCTCGTTGAGGGTCTGCACCGTCCAGTCGGCCGTGGGCAGTGCGATGTACTGCGCGAGCCCCAGCTGGGCCAAAGCGCGGATGAAGTTCTCCTTGTCCGCGACCGGGGCATTCGGGACCATCGTGCCCACGCGCAATCCCACGGCAGCTCTTTGCGCAGCCAGGTGCGCGATATAGTACAGTTTTTCCTTTTTGTCGTAGTGATAAAAAGCTGACTCGAACATGCTAACGCCATAGAACGGGCGTTCGGCTTCCTCGTGCGCGTAGTACAGCGCTGTTTCTTTCGCGATCTTGACGTCAATCGTGCGGCCCTGGAAGAACGTGCGCTGCCGGAAGCCGTTCCACCGGCCCTGGCCGTCAAGCAGGAACGTCAACGTCTCCGAAGGACGCCAGTCCAGGGTGCGCAGCGTCCACTTGCCCTTATGCGGCCCCGTCTTGGGCTGCCAGTAGACCATCTCCCAGGCGCTGAACCCGTTGAACAGCGCGAGCAGCATCTGCTTGACGAAGCGGTCGAACGGAAACTCCATGCCGCCCTGGGCCCGCGGCGCGAACAGCAGGTCCTTGCAGAACTGGGCCTCCTTGACCCCGCCCACGGTGCCGTCGGCAGGCACCACGTCGGCGTTCTTCATCGCGCTCAGCAGGGGCTTGGTGAGCAGCCGGTACAGCGCCCTGGCCTGGCCGTCGCGGCGGCGCATGGAGATGAGCTGCCGGACGCTGATCGGGTCATCGCGGAACAGCTCCCACGAGTCCCGGTACGGGGTGCTGAACGGGAGGAAGTACGGAACGCCTGTTGCAAAGTTGAGCGCCTCATCAGGCGGCCGGACAAGCGACTGCTCGTCTTCGAGGACGTAGCCCTCTTGCCCGTAACCCTGGCTGCTGACCCCCATGCCCCCGGGCGGCTGCACGCTGGCCGTGTAGGAGCCCTGCCCGCCGCCTGGAGTAGTCATGACCCCTTAATCGGGGCTTACTTCCCTGGCTGCCTGGAGGGCCGTGCGGGCTTGTCCTCGCCAGACGGGGCGTCGACCATCCCCGCGAGGTTGGCGGCGCTGACGAACAAGCGGCGCCTGTCGGGCATCATCACCTGCACGCCGATGAGGTTGCCGGCCTCGGCCGCGACGGCCACGTCGCCGCTTGGCACGGTGACTTCCTGAACCCCGCCGACCGGCTCCATCAGGGTGACGATGACGTCGCCCTTGTTCTGGCCCGGCGCGTTGCCGGCCTCGGCCATCCACCCGTGCCACATCGTCTCAAGGCGCATGCCCCTGGTATCGGAAAACGCAGAGCCCCCTGGGGGCGGGCCAGGGGGCTCTACTGGTTGTTTATTCAGTTATCCGATGAGGTAAGCCGCCGCTACCGCCCAGGTGACCACGATGAGGCCGAACAGGATCGCGACGGCCAGCTTCTTCCTCACCCTGAGACAGGGGCTAGTGCTGCGGGCCAAGCTCCACAACCGAGATGTGGTCAGCCGCGAAGACGGTGGACTCCGCAACAGTGCGGTTACTCTGCGAAGCCGCGTACGGGATAACATCCCAGGACGCGCCCGACTGGAAGCCCTCGGAGAAGACCTCGCCCGCGTTGGCGTTGGCGTCCAGGTGCAGGTGCGCCAGCCGAACGACGATGCCACCGGTGGTGTCGGGCACCGGGTCAGCGCTGAACGAGCCGACACCGCCCTGCGCCGCGCGGGCACCGGAGAGGACGCCGCCCAGGGCGGTGTGGAACGAGCTGCGGATGATGCCGCCGCTGGTCAGGTTGGAGCTGTCGATCGTCTTGACCGAGGAGATGCCGGTGCGGACGTCCTCGGTGCTGAACGCTACCGCGCCGGCGCGGACGTGCTGGCCGCGGAAGGTGTAAGCCGAGTTGGCGTCGTGCAGCAGGTCCAGGTCAACGGTATCGGCCATCGGGTAACTGGCCAGCACGTCGTAGTGAACCTGGCCCTGGTTGACGATGACCGCAACCACGTCACTGCGGTTGCCCGCCCGGACCACGACCAGCGAGGCGGTCTCGTTGCCGTGCGCGCCGAACTGCAGGCCCGCAGCCTCAACGTTGAGCAGCCCGAGGAAAACCTGGCCGCCAGTCGCCGTCTGCCACGTGGTCGACGGCGCACCGAGGAAGCCTGCCGACGGCAGGGCCGGGTTGGCCGCGCTGTACTGCGTGCCCGCGCCGGCCAGGGCTGAGAAGTGAGTGAAGTTGGTGCCGGTGGAGGCTGCGGCCTCGTCGCCCGCAAAGCCCCAGGTGTCGGTCACCGGCGACTGGGCGCCGGCGGCCGGGGCACCGGTAACCGCGCGCGCCGGGTCGGTGACCGCGATGGCGCCCCCGAGCACAAGGGCAGACACCGCGGCGACGGCGGCAAGCCGCCTTGAAACAGTCATATGCAGCTCCTCAGTGCAACTGCCCCGCGCCAACCGCGGGGCAACGAACCACTATGGCGCAATCGTCACGTCTCTTACCGCAAGTTAACCGAACTGTGACCCGGCCTGGGCTACGGGATGAACCGGGACAATGAGGCGAATGTACCCTGATGGGGCAGGAGGCCGGTTCCGTTCTCGATCCGCGAAGCCGAGTCACGTGCCCGGCCTCCTGCCCCCCAACGATAAAACCCCGCCAGTCCCAGGGGACGGCGGGGAGTAATGAAGGTCCCAGGGGGGCGG